GTTGCTCGCTCTTGGCCAGTCGGTGCGCCAGTCGGTGCGCTTCGTCCCCGGTCGAAGCTTCGACGACGAATGTGTAGCCAGGCAAGCTGTGAAGGTTGACACGGTAGCCGGTGAGAGTGCCGGCTAGACGACTCGCAATCACGATGGTGCGGGGGAGCGAGGGGTGTAGCTTGATGAACATGATGGGGTTCTAGTATGCGTAAACGATGCCGTCGACCTGCTGCGCGTAGAGCGCGGCGGCCGTCCAGGTCGGGAGGGGATCGGACCATGTGCCGTCGGGGTGTTGGACTCTCCAGTAGCGCATGGTGGGGTCTCCTCTCAAGCCTCTAGGTAGTGATGCACTACCCAGCCGCGAGTCGGGTAGTAGACGTCTATGGCCACGTAGACGCGGCCCGCATCGTCGGGGCGCAGGGCGGTCCGGCTTGCGCTTGTCGCCGGTCACTGCCAACTCCCGAGCGTGGCGCCGCTGATCCATTCGTGCGGCATCAGTTTGCGCACCACCTCACGCCGACGCCAAAGAAGCAAGCCCCAAAGGCGCCACTCCGTCCAGCGTTCGATGTTCACGCCCTGGTCTTCACAGTAGCCGCTGCCCGCTGGGTTCTCGCGCGAGTAGCGCGCCCAGCTGCAGCGCATCAGGCGCTGCGTCTTGGTCACTGCACGCGCTCCAAGTAGCGAGCCGACACGCGCTCGGTGATGTATTGGCCGCGCTTCGGGCCGAGGCCGTCGTAGCTCACCCAAACGCCGTTGCTGGTCACGCGCTGCACAATGGCGCGCTGGGCGGCGCCGTAGCGCACAACATCGCCGTACTTTAGGGTCTTGGCTTCGGTGGTGGTCATCATGCTGCTCTCCGGTTGGTTGCTGCGCGTTGTGCTGCAGTGGTGTTGTCGACGGGAGAGAGCATAGCATCATTGGTCCGCTGGTGCAAGGGGTTGATGTTAGGTCCGTTGACAGACTGTGACACTGTGCCGGGGTTGAGGGGGTAGCAATTCGCATGCTGCACTGCAACATAACAAAAAAAAGTGCTTACGGTAAATACGCTTGGTCACACTCGCCGTCATCGCACTATCCATAGGTCCCTTGCACCCCCGCACCACGTCACAGTGTCACAGTGTCTAGGTGCAACGGATCAACGTGAACCAAATGCGCAGGGACTAGGGTTTACCCTAATGTCCATTGAATCAAGGTGCTGTACACTGGCTTCACTGTCAACGATGACAGGGCAACACGGAGCAGAGCGTGAAGGTTTATGTGATTCGCAGTGTCAGGACCGGCAAGATCATTGAAGCCCACGACGACCTCAGCCGTGAATGGGGGCAAGCAAAGGTCAACACTCACAACAACCTGTATCCTCAGGATCTGTGGGTCATGGTGGAAGAGGATGATGACTGAGAACCCCGGGGGCCGCGGCCCCCCAGCTCCCCGGGCCTGCGATGCTGCAGCGCAGCACGGGAGCGGGGGCCTGGGGGTGCGGGGGGTACCCCTCGACTGGGCCGGCCCCGTGTTCAAAAACGCACACCCCACAAAAATTTTCAGCACCCCCGCACCCGTAAGTCATTGAATCAATTTACCCCACCAAACCCACCCGAACCCGTAAACCCGCGAACCCGTAAACCACCACACCATCCCCTCGCACACCCCTCGTGTTACACTCGTCGCATGGAGCAGAATCCGCCAGTCGCTCAGGCGATCCCCTCGTGGCTTGACACGACCCCATCGCCCAGTCACAGCGTCGCATCGCACATCTCGCAGGCCAAAGTGGCCAGGATGACCCGGGAGGGTCAGGAGGCGATGTTCCTTGCCATGTTTGAGCGAGTCCTCGGCGAGATGGTGCGCGGACGCACCCTCAAGAACGTCATCGAGCACGACGTCCGCCAGATTGACTACGAGGCCTTCTTCCGCTGGGTCAAACGCGACCCCGCTCGCCTTGAGCGGTACAAGGAGGCCAAGGAGCTACGGACGGAGTGGTGGGCTGGTCGACTCGTCGAGATCGCCGAGGCTGACGACAGCACCGAGGACGTCGCACGCTCTCGTCTGCGCGTCGACACCCTGAAGTGGCTCATGGGCGCCGACAACCGCAAGACCTACGGCGACACGAAGCAGGTCGAGATCAACCAGTCGATCAGCATCACCGCGGCACTCGAACAGGCCCGGGCGCGGGTGCAGATGATCCAGCCGATCAACCCCATCGAAGATGTCGTCGATGTGGACACCATCGGGCTGATCGAGCACCAGCAGCACCAGCAGACTGAGGACGAGGACTAATGCCCGCGCAGCGCCAACGCTACAGCGCCGAGGAGGAGCAGCTGCTCATGTCGCAGATGTGGTCGCCCCACGTCGCCGACGACCCCGAGACGTTCGTGATGTTCACGTTCCCCTGGGGGCAGAAGCACACACCCCTCGAACACTTCAAGGGGCCGCGTGCCTGGCAGCGGGAGGTGCTGCGCTCGATCACTCGTCACATCCGCACGAACACCAGTCCCAACGCCGTACTCCAGGCGCTGCGTGCTGCCATCGCATCGGGTCGGGGGATCGGGAAGAGCGCACTCGTCTCGTGGCTCATCCTGTGGATGCTGTCGACGCGGATCGGTAGTTCCGTCATCGTCAGCGCGAACAGTGAGCCGCAGCTGCGGTCGGTCACCTGGGGCGAGTTGACGAAGTGGGCCACGATGGCGATCAATTCGCACTGGTGGGAGCCGTCGGCGACCAAGCTGGTGCCGGCAGCGTGGCTCACCACCCTCGTCGAGCGGGATCTGAGCAAGGGCACGCGCTACTGGGGTGCCGAGGGGAAGTTGTGGAGCGAGGAGAACCCCGATGCGTATGCGGGTGTCCACAATCATGACGGGATGATGGTGATCTTCGACGAGGCCAGCGGTATCCCGGACGCAATCTGGTCAGTGGCTGCGGGCTTCTTCACCGAACCCATCGTCGACAGGTACTGGTTCGCGTTCAGCAACCCTCGCCGGCCCAGCGGGTACTTCTACGAGTGCTTCACGTCGAGGCGGGACTTCTGGCAGACGCGGCAGATCGACGCTCGCACGGTCGAGGGTACCGACAAGGCGGTGTACGACCAGATCATCGCGGAGCACGGCGAGGACAGCCGGGAGGCGCGCATCGAGGTGTATGGTCAGTTCCCGAGCACCGGGGATGACCAGTTCATCGACCTGCAGCGGGTCGAGGCGGCGATGAAGCGCGAGGCGGTGCCTGACCCAAGCGCACCCATCGTCGTGGGAGTGGACCCGGCGCGCAGCGGGGCCGACAGCACGGTGATCGCGGTGCGGCAGGGGCGTGCGATCCTGACGCTGCGACGGTACAAGGGCGACGACACGATGACGGTCGTCGGGCACGTCATTCGCACCATCGAGGAGTACCGACCGACGCTGACGGTGGTGGACGAGGGTGGTCTGGGCGCCGGGGTGCTTGACAGGCTCAAGGAGCAGCGGTACAAGGTGCGCGGGGTCAACTTCGGATGGAAGTCGAGCAGGCCGGCGATGTACGGCAACAAGCGTGCTGAAATCTGGGGTGCGCTCAAGGAGTGGCTGTCCACAGCGTCAATCCCCAACGACAAGCACCTGCGCGACGACCTCACGGGGCCACGGGTCAAGCCGAACAGCGCCGGGGCCATCTTCCTGGAGTCGAAGAAGGAGATGAAAGCCCGAGGACTCGCCTCTCCCGACGCTGCCGATGCCATTGCCGTCACCTTCGCGTTCCCCATCGGCACCGATGACCCGGTGCTCAACCAGCGCGGTGCGACGCACTCGCGCATCGTAGTTCCAACGGTAAACTACTGGAACGCGACACAGAGAGCATGACATGGCACGCCCATCGAACGAACAGCGCATGAACGACGTCCACCAAGAAGCCCTGGCGGAGTTCGACAAGATCCAGACTGCGCTGCGCGACGAGCGTCTGCAGTGTCTGCAGGACCGCCGGTTCTACTCCATCGCGGGTGCGCAGTGGGAAGGACCGCTGTTCTACCAGTACGAGAACAAGCCTCGGCTGGAGGTCAACAAGATCGCGCTGGCTGTGCAGCGGATCTTCAGCGAGTACCGGAACAACCGCATCAGCGTCAACTTCATCTCGAAGGACGGGTCGAAGAACAAGACCCTCGCTGACATCTGCGACAAGCTCTACCGCGCCGACGAGCAGGACTCGTGCGCCGAGGAGGCGTATGACAACGCCTTCGAGGAGGGCGTGGCCGGTGGGTTCGGGGCGTGGCGTCTGCGGGCCGAGTACGAGGACGAGGAAGACCCGGACAACGAGTACCAACGCATCAGGATCGAGCCGATCTTCGACGCCGATTCGTCGGTGTTCTTCGACCTCAATGCCAAGCGGCAGGACAAGTCGGACGCCCGGCACTGCTTCGTGCTCACGTCGATGACCCGC